CTCGAATTCGTGTATAAGACAGGCTATGGTTCTTGGAAAGATTTTTTTAGGTACAAAATCAATGCCTTTTTCAGCTATGTGATGGACCAAGAGGTCCCTCCAGCTCCCGCCGGATTAGATCTGTATCAGGATCTTTTGGCACCTTCCTTTTTAGTATATGGAAGGGGGAAGAAGTTCATTTATAATATGAATGGAAAGAAAATTGAGTCTTTTGCACAAAGTATTGCACAATCCAAAAAAGCTGCTCCGGCTGTATCAGAAGATATGGTGAGTGAAGCTGAATATAAATGTTGGGTTCACCTCACAACCGAAAGGTTGGATGATCATGATTTCGTGATCGATGATGGTGTTTTCGTGCAACCCATTAACAGAAGAGTAATCTGTTATCAACTTAGACGGACCGTAAGGGAAGTTTTTGGTGGAAAGAAGCCGGTTTGGTGTGAACTTACTAAACCTTTTGTTCCTTCTACTAGCTCTCAATATAATAACTCACGTGGTGAGATGGGGGCAGTTGGTGCTTTTCTTAGGAATGAACGAATATCTGATTCGTTGCGCATTCCGGACATAGATTTAAATGTGTCTAAAAGGATTGGGTCGGTTCTTTTGAAGAACGAACTATCTACGCTTTATGGAAAGACTGGAAAGGAAGATCAATTGAGAATTGATAGTGATTTTGAGAACGTCACTGTTAAGGATACTATTGGTGTTCATTTCGATGGGGAAAAACTTATTGAATTTTGGGAGAATGAGATTTATCCTACTCTGATCGAGGAAGCTCTTAGAGAGGAACCGAAGACAATTATAATTGGTCTTCCCGAACCTTTTAAAGTTCGGTGCATAACTGCAGGTCCTCCCTTGACTTATACCGCACTCAAACCAATTCAAGAATGGTTATGGGGTGTTCTTAAGGAAGAGTCCGTTTTTCAACTTATAGGAACTCCAGTTACGGAGGAAATTGTGTTGAAACAATTAGGACGGTTGGGTCTCGGTGAAGATTTTATCTCTGGTGATTATAAAGCCAGTACGGATAATCTTCACAGTTGGGTTTCTGAATGCTTATTAGATGCTCTTATGGAATGTATTTCCGAGGCAATTGTTGGTTTGGATGATCCAAATGATCCACTCAGAAAGTGGTTACCAATGATCGAATGTCTTATGAAGAGAGCTTTGACTGGGCATTCCATCTTGAACCCGAAATATAATGATATTTATAGGAGGGGAATGGATGAGATTCCAGAGGGCGGATTTCGACCTCAGAAAGAAGGACAGCTGATGGGAAGTATAATATCTTTTCCTTTTCTTTGTCTTGCCAACGCGGCTTTATGTAGATTTTCTATGGAAATCAATGATCAAAAAAGCTATAAAGTTGTTGATCGGTATATTGAAGGTTATGAAACCGCTAGATTGCTGATCAATGGGGATGACTGTGTCTTCCCTGGCAGGGCCGGAATTTTTGACACATGGAAGAAAGTCGCCGCTTTTGGTGGTTTAGAGTCTTCTGTGGGAAAAACATTTTGTAGTAAAAGGTTTATGACAATTAATTCTTGTCAGTATAGTTATTCCGAATTAACTTCTACCTGGGAGAGTAGTCTCGACTGGGAAGGCAGAAGTGGGCAAATTTTTGATTTTGCTTATGAGACAGTCAAATATGTAAATATGGGTCTTGTCTACTGTCAAAAGAAGGATGGTACTCGAGGGAAACCCTACTATCGTATGGGGGCCGTACATCGAGATTTGGAAAGGACTTGTCCACCCGAGCTATTCGAAGCTGCTTCAAAAGTCTTCCTTAAGGAAGCTAAGAAGCCAAAGTTTCGCTTCGTCACCGACAAAAAGGGTCAAAAGGTTTTTGATTCGAACGGTGAACCACAGATGTGTGAAATGATGTATCACAGTTTGTATGAGGCGGAAGTGCCCTACTATCTACCGGAGTGGTTAGGTGGTGTTGGTCTTGTTCCAAGTGAAGCAATTTTTGCGAATACAGCGAACAAGATCTCCCTTGGGGGAGCTAAGAAGATTAGGGGAAGCATGGCAGAATGCTGGGTTCCTAGGTCGTTGAAAGAGACCGATGAATGGAGGTTCCAACAATTATATAACTCTTCGATGGAAGAATATCGTTTTTTGGAAGGTCAAAATTACAGAGATGTCGATTTTGATGGAAACATTCGGAACTTATACCAAGAGGAAAGAAAACTCTATGGTTTGCAGATCGTTTCTTTGATGTTACAGACTCCTTTGAACCTATTAAAGGTGAGTCTTGATCGTAAGAAACAAGAGAAAGATCTATTATCCACAGCGCTACATAATCGTAGGACCTGGAAAGAGATAAGATCAAGTCCTGATTGGAAGAAGTTGAAGATGGGCTCGGCACTAGAGTTCCGAGATCTTTACACTGATCTAATTTATGAGAAAAAGGACTTCTCTTTGTCATGTTTCGATGCAAGAGTTGCTAAACTTGCATCATTTCCTGTTTATGTAAACAGGGACCAACCTAGGGCGGTGCCCGAAGATCTTAGTCTGATTTAGGTGGTCATAGGTCTTGCTGACCTCTTCAACTTACTTGTTTAGAACGGTAATACGTTGGAAATGTTGTAATTGTAATGGTGGCTTACCCGGTAATTTGAATATCCGGTTAACCTATTCTCGTTGGGACGAGAGTAAGTACCCATTAGGGA